ATGCTGGCGTACATGGCACCGGTGGCAACCAACGGCTGGATGCTGTGGTTGCCCTTGCGCCGGCGGGCGCCGAGCGTGGCATTGGCCAGCGCCGGCCACGGCCGCCCGTCCGGGGATTGCTCGAAGCGGAAAGCGTTGTAGGCTTCCTGCTTGGCGGCCAGGCCCACCTTGCGCATCAGCCGGGCATCGAGCCGCCCGAACTGCTCCAAGCGCGCGAACAGCGCCTGCGCGCTGCGGTCATCGACGGTGACGGACAGGCCGGCCATCAGCCTGCCCTCGCGTAGCACTCCAGCAGCACGCGCGTGCTGCCGGGGTTGATGACGATGACGGGATCGACAATCACGCGATCCTCGTCGCCGTAAACGATCCGGTCGCCCGGCTGCACGCTGGCGCCGGCCTCGACCAGCAGCTTGTCGTCGCCGATGGCAATGCCCGAATCGGCCAGGGTGCGGGTGATGGTGGCCGCCTTGAGTGCGCGGGCCGTCGTGGTGGTGACGGTGCCGGTGGCCGGGTGCGTGCGGGTCAGCGTCGCCAGCAGGCCGAACCGCTCGATCAGGCGCGCGGTGCGGGCCGCCGCGCGGGCGTAGTCGACGCCGCTCACGACGCGCGCTCCAGACGCAGGGTGAGGCGGCTGCCGGCGCCGGATACCAGCCCGCGCAGCAGGCCGTCCACGATGGCGAAGCGCACCTGCCCGTCGTTCTGGCCGTTGGCGTACTCGACGGTGATCGGCCCGACCGTTTCGCGGGTGATCTGCGCATCGGCCTGATCGACCCACAGGGCGCCGCCAAGCGCGCGGCCGGCCAGCTCGCAGCAGGCGGCCACAAGGCCGCGCACGGGCCACACTGGCGCGCCGGATCGCGGCCATTGCAGCGCCTGCGTGTCGGTCAGCGGCGCGCCGATGAAGGTATAGCGGGTGTCCAGGTACTGCGTTGCACGGCGCAGCGCGGCCTCCTGATCGTCCAGCGGCGCGCTGGCAAACTTAGCGTCGCCCATCGCCGTCAGGTACGCAGTCGCATCCGACACAGAGACGTAGCTCTCCGCGTTGGGCAGGCCGGTTCCATCTTCGACGATGATCGCCATGTCAGTGCACCAGCTCGGCGATGGAGCGCAGCAGGTAGCCGACGCCGAACAGCCACAGTGCGCCGATGGCGCTCCAGACGGTCCATCGGGCAATGGCGCTTTTTTCAATGAGCTGCAACAACGCGAGCACCTCTTTTGCGGTACGATTCACCACAGAACTTGTCCTTCTTCTTCAAGGGCAGGTTTCCAGAAGCCCCGCAGCGCCTGCCAGCGCGCGGGGCTTCGCTTTTTCAGGCCTCGGCCTTCTTGCCCTTTGCGCCCTGCTTCTGGGCATCGGGGTGCATGTAATCGTCGGGCGCGTAAACCGCGTCGACAATCGTGTAACCCTGTTCACGCAATTCGCGCTTGCGTTCCGGCGTTACCGGATGCGGCTCGTAAATGATCTTGGACATGATGTCTCCCTTGATGGCGGCAGGGCGGAACACCCACCCTGCCGCGTGTTTTGCCGATTACTTCGCGGCGTCGCCAATCAGAACCACGCCAGCGGTATCCTTGATGCTGGTTGCGGTCTTGTCCCAATTGCTGCCGGTGCCAAGCGCCGCATCGGTTGGCGACTTGCCGCCGTTGGCTTCGTCCCAGGTATACCCCTTGATGCCCAAGCCGAACGTGTAATCGAGCTGCAAGGTGGTTTCGATGCGCGTCTGGCCGTTCGAGGTTTCCACGTTGGAAATCACGTCGCCCGCGTCGTGCACGATCGCCGCACCTTCCGCCAGGCCCAGCACGTATTCCTTGTTGGGCGTGCCAGTGACATACAGCGCAGGCGCATCGGTGACCACCACGACCTTGCCCAGGATGTCCACCACGCGCACGTTTTGCGCCTGGAACAACTGGTTCGCGTTGGCAAGGTTCTGCCCGATCAGCTTGTGGAATACCGCGCCCGTCATCACGTTGGCGGCAATCATTGCGCTGCGGTCGCCAAACTTGGCATGCGCACCATTCAACCCGGCATAGGTAATGCCCGCTGTTGCAGACACGTCATTGGTCGCGCTGGGTTGGTTCGAAATGGCCGCGCGCAGCCCGAGGATGGCCGTATTGAGCTGGTCGGCCAGTAACGCCTCGGCGAAATTGCGCGACGCCACCTCGATGCCTTCCGCCGTCGGCTTGTTGAGCCAGGTGAATTGCCCCGGCTCGAACCGCACCGGACCAAAACCACCGGCGATCTTCACCGTGGAATGCTTGATCTGGGTCAGATCGGTGGCAGAGGCCGATGCCTGCGCGGCATAGCGGTTCACGCGGCGCTGCGCCCCGTGGATGGCGGCGAAGAACGATTCCTGCAAAAAGTCGCCGGTAAAGCCTTCCGTCGTCAGTCGAATCGCACCGTTACTGGACGCGTTGAACTGGTTGACCATCTGCGCCAGCGATTCGATGGTCGCCGGCATGATGTACTCGTTGAAAACCTGCATCTGCGAAAGAGACATGAGAGATACCTTTCAGGGGTGCGCGGCATCAAGCCCGCGCGAGGTCGGGGAACTTGGCCCGGATCGCAGCGGCTCGCTCTTCGCGCGTGCCGCCGAAATTTCCGGCCTTCGAGTGATGACCGCCACCGCCGCCAGTGTTGGGCGCGCCGGAACCGGGTTTGTTGTCCGCTTTCAGGATCGAATCCTTATGCGGGTACGCATCCACCAGAAACTCCAGTGCTTCATCGAAAGAGGCGGGCTGCCCGTGATTGGTTCGGCTGTAGATCGGATTGCCATCCGGCCCGCTGGCCGTGAGCTTTCCATCCACCACCGAGAACCGACCGCCGAAAGCGGCCTGCACCATGTCCGAAGGAATGGCGAGCTTGTCGGCGATGTACTTCGAGCGGGCGAAGTTCCCACCGACGATCTCCCCGTGCAGCTGCTGTTCCAGCGTCGCGGCCCGCTTGGCCTCGGCGTCGAACTTGTCCTGCACCGGCTTGAGTGCAGCCGCCACTGCCGCATCCACCTGCCCCGCGTCGATCAGCTTTTTTTGATCGAGCTTGGCGACGGTTTCAATGGCCTTGCGGGCGGCTTCGGCATCCACCCCTTCGAACGCTCTGACAGCGGCTTCTGCCGCTTCCGCGCGTTCGCGGTTGGTCTTGGCCTCGGCATTGCGCGCCCGGATCGTGGCGACGGTGCCAGCGGCATCAAATGGCGCTTCCTTGCCATCGTCGTGCACGTACACGGGCATGCCGTCCTGCAAAGCGGCGTAGGTCTTTCCTTCGATTTCGACAGTCTTGAGCTTCATGGTTTCCTCGTGCGGGCATCCGCCCTGGCAATGGCCATCTGGCCGGGCACCGGGCACGCATCCGCGCGCCGTGGCATCGAGGAGAAGGGTCGAACACGGGGGTGTTACATGGAAAGGCCATCAGGTAACAGGCCGGATTCCGGGCACAAAAAACCCCGCGCGAGGCGGGGCGGATGGGGTAGCGGATCGCGAGGTAATCGACGTGGCCTCCAGAAGTTGGAGGCCATCGGCAAGGGGGTCCAGATTGTGGACACCCTTTCGGATCAGCCGTCCAACGCGTGGCGCTTGGCCTGCTCGATCAGCCACAGCGCATCGCGCCAGCCTCGCGCATCGCTGGCGTCAGCTCGCTTGCCATCCGTTTGTAGTTGGCTTCGCCGGTCCACAGCATCACCCCGGCAGCACGCGAGCTAACTCCGCCACGCTCAACACCGCCCCATCCCGCCCCAGCAGCCCGCGTGCATCGAGCTTGCCGGCGCGCCAAAGGGCGGCCCGGGTCGGGCCGAGCAGCTCGTCTTGCATCATCTCCGGCTGGCGCTTGAGCCAGTCATCGAGGGACTCGCTGTAGGTGTCCTGCCCGTCGCCGGGCGGCTCGAATCGCGAATCCATCGGGGCCAGCAGGCTGCGGCAGTTGAAGTGCCGAGGCGGTGGCCGATCGAGGGGGATATCGTGGTTCACCGGCTGGAAGTCGGTGGTGTAGATCAGGCCGGCGCGGGCGGCGCAGCCGATGGTGGTGTGCGGATCGAGGATGGCGTGCCACTTGAGGTAGCGCACGCCCCGGGCGGCCCAGGCACGTTGCCGTGCTTCGTAGGCGGCGGCGTGGGCGCTGGTGGCGGCCAGGGTGGTGGCCTGCTGGCGCGCCCCTTCCATGAGGCCGCCACGCTCCCGCCCCGGCCGGCCCTGCCCCACGATTGCGGCCAGCAGCGCCGACGCATCCTGCCCGGTGGTGGCAGCAGAGCGCACGGCGGCGGCCACGCGGTCGGTGAGCCCTTCCGCCTGCCGCTGCCAGTGGCGGGCCAGCGGCAGGCCCAGCACCAGCAGGCCAGCTGCGATGGCAGGCGCGATGCGGGTGCGGTGCTGCGGCGCGGCCCACTGCGCCTCGATCTCGGCCAAGTTGGCAAGCTCCTCGGCCTGCTGCTCGGCAATGCTGGCGTAGCGTTGGGCGATAGCGGCATCCACTTCGCGCAGCAGTGCGGTCAGCTCGCGCC